CTTGGTGCACCATAGTCATCAATTGGCCCTGGCAACGCATCAAAGTCACCATCCAACGCAAGATCGTCCCAGTATTCATCGTTTAATCGCAGGGCCTGAATCGAGGCATCGAAGGCACAATTCCTTTTGACACCAGTGAATCCTGTTGCGGCTTCATCAATGGTGGCAACGATTTCCATCGCCGTTTTTGGTGCGTGAAATACCACTGATGTTGTTGCAGAAACAGCACCGCTGCCATTTTGGTGGCGAAATAGGTAAGTGCCCGTCAACGCCGGCAAAAGCATCTGCCCCTCGGCATTGGGAGCCATCCCTTTGACCAGAGGGTTGCTGGTTGACCAGCTGGCGCCCGAAATGTCCGGCGAATGCCGGATCGCAACGCTTAGCGAATCGTTGTCAACCTGGGCCCAGCTGGCCTGCACCACCCATTCGCCCAGTGCCACCACGGCCGCACCCATCACCCGCTCAAGGCTGCCATCAATGCCGGTGACGCCGGTTGCCGATCGATCCACCTCTTGAGTGGGGGGCACAAATGGGTCAGAGCGGTTGCCAAAGGCGTCAATCGCCACCACCTCGATCTCGTATCTCCCATCGGCCACCCCTGGCAGCACGATCGATGGCGTGGAGCTTGTGTAGGTCTGCCAGTTGCTGCTCATACGGTGCGCACCGCCACCTCATACTCGACTGCCCCGGGGATGGCCTCCCAGGAAAGGTGCAGATCGGTTTGCTGTGTGGCTGGATTCACCACGGCAATGGCTGTTGCGCTGGAGGGGGCCGCCGGTGGCTTGATTTCCAGGGGTGCAAACACTTGCTGATCTAATGGAATATCACGCTCTATGTAGTCATATTTGCTTGGATTATGGCGCAATGCAGAAACCATATATTTAGTCCGACTGCTTTCGGTAATGCCAATGGCCGTCCACAGGCTGGTGCGCATGGCATTGTTGTCAATTGACCAAGTTCCACCAATCAATGGCGCTGCCGAAAATGGCAAGGCTGGTGTAACAATCACACCGCTGATAGAACCAATGAATCGGGTCTCCAGATTTCCATCCACCAGCTTGGCGGTGATCGTTGCATCTGCCCCGGTCGGCAGATCGGTCTGGGTTGCGTCATCAACAGTAAGGCTGGTTGTTGTGCCTGCAATGGTTTTGCCAGCTCGCCTTACGCCGCTTTTGAGCCGGTCGGCTGCTCTGAACCGCAGGCCAGGCCGGAGTTCCACCCCCAAGGCCAGGTTGCCCTCAAACATCACAACTTCCGATTCGTATTGTTCGGTGTAGAGCAGCCATTGGCCGGCGCGATTGGCTTGCCCAGGTGATGTGCAGGCAAAAGCGTCGATATTTGCAACCTTTGCCCCGTATAGTTGAATCGCTTTTTGGTCCTGAACCGTTACAAAATCATAGTCCTGTTTCTCGTTGTTGAAATACCGCACTACGGCCACGGTATGGCGCTCCCGCAGGCTGGAGCCGACATAGCGAAAGCCTTCTGGCGATATGTCTGCATTTGATACGGTGACGATTGCATCGCCAGGGGCATCTTGCGTGACAGTTACCGAGCCTTTGCCCCAATGGGGCATGCCTCGAAAGACACTGGCCATCTGATTGATCAGTTGGTATGCGTCTTCGCTGCTCTGGATGTTGATTGAACAGGCAAAACGCGGCTCAAAACCGCCCCTGCCATCAGACACAAGTTCTGCGCAGTATTTAGATATCGAATACAGAGCAAACTTATCGACGGTTTCAGGCGGGCAGCGATGGCCGAACCCATAGCGTGGATGGGTGATCTGGTCGTAAAGGTGCCAGGCAGGATCGGTCGTCCATTGAGCTTCGGCAAAATTGCCCGTCCAAATGCCGGAATAAATCAACCGGCCAGTTGATTGCTCTACGGTTGCATTGTCAGGAATCGGGACTTTGACAGCTAACCGGTCTACAGATACTTGAGGCCAGGAGCTGAAATACTTGGCGTCTAGTTCCAACGCCAACACTGAAGAATATGGGTATCTAAGCTTTGCATAGATTAATTCTGTATAGTCACTCCAAACCATTGTGTCGTTGACTTTGGAGTTGTTTGAATCTGGGGTGATTCGCACCACTCGCACACTTACGGGGAAGGGGCCATAGATCTCGACTTCATGGCTGCGTTGAAACAGATCGCCAGAACGGCCTTTCACAGATGTGTCAACCACGGTTTTGAAACTGCCACCGGCGGTTGCCACTTGGATCTGATACTTGACCTCCACTGCAATGACATCGCCCTCCTGTGGCGACTTGACGCCACCTTTCAAGATGCTGGAAGTCAGCGATTTTGATACCTTATTCTTGGGATCGTAATACTGCTGTAGGGCTTGCCAGCTAAGTGTGATTCTGAGTGCATTGACAGCAGAATCTGTAATCGTGCGTGTCAGCGGCGTCGCTGCTGTTACCGGCAGCCCAACCCCTCGCTGGGATTCGGTTGCATTGAAACCTTTGATCGCAGACTGGTCAACAGTCCCATAGCGATGGTCAACAACAACGCCTAGAAAGTTAAAATCAGTGGTTTTCGGATTATTTGGATTTGCCGATGCCTTGAGAATTGGGGTTTTGTTGATATAAATATCTTTCAGCAGAGCGGTTTCATAGGCCTTGCTGCCCCGCGTATAGCCCCTGGCCGACGGCCATCCCTCTTGTTCGCCCTCCCCGAGCAGCAGCAGCAGCCGGGCGTACTGGGTGGAGATAAGGGTGTCCGGCGCCGTGGCGGCCCCACGGCTGGCCTGGGCCTTTTTTTGGCCACCGATGCCAGCCCCCTGGATCACTGGCCATGGTGGCAGCTTGACCAGGCTGTATACGGGGATCTGCCTCATCGCTTGCCCGTCGCCTGGATTGCTTCCACCAGGGTGATGGATCGCTTGTTGGCGCCCGCCCCGGGCAGCTCGTTTGTGGAGATGCCGGCTGAGATGACGATGGCGCCCATGACAATGCGCCCCCTTGGGATGTTGACGGGCGTGCCCTCCCGAGAGGTCAACTGCACCCCTGAAACCGAATAGGAGTTGACCTCCTTGGGGTCACGGTTGCGATCTGGAGTGGGCGTTGAGGGCGTCAGCAGCTGGGCGGCACCGCCCAGGGCCAGGCTCATGCCGGCGCCAAACAGGGTGGGCCCCAAGGCCGCCAGGCCAATGCCCGGCACCGCAAACGATGCGGCCACCAGCAGAATGCCACCCACAATCTTGGCGCCGGCCGATCCTGAACCACTCACGATCGGCACCAGGTGGATGTCCTCGCTGCCGAGGGGGTAGTGAATCTCATCGGCGCCGAGGTTGTAGCTGCCCTCCGACAGCAGCCAGTCGTAACCGGCGATGAGGGCCTCCAGATCGGGCCAATTGGCGACCAGGAACCGCACGGCTTCGCCAATCGAGGCGATATTGACGCTCAAAACCGTGTAACCGGTCCGCTCGGCCAGTGGCCCGTACAGCCTCAAGGTTCGCTCCAATGCCACCGACCACTGAATAGTCCCAGGCTACGGAGGCCACTCCAGTGGCACGGCAGGGGTTGGCGCGAGCGGTCTGGTCAGCACCATTTTCGTGGCCGCACGCAAATGGTCCAAGTTGCCGCCGCGGCCTTGCTGGAACCATGTACTTTTTGTTGCCAGGGTAGTCATGCGCCGCTAATGTCGAAGAAGTCGTCTTGTTTCCATGTCTGAATCAAAGCTGTATCGCGTTAAAGAAGGGGCGATTCTTGCGGGGGTATGCCAAGGGTTAGAAGCATGCGGCAAAGGCTCTGCCGTGGCCTACCGTCTGCTGTTTGCATTTGGCTCTATTTTTTTCGTGATTGGGATTCCTATTTACATTCTTATGGGGATTGCAATTCCCGTCGCGAGCAAAGAGCAGCTTGAGCAACTGCGGAAAGCCGCATCTGAAGACGGATCGAACAGGCTGGCCGCAGGGCCTTCATTGGATGCTGTTCAAGTTCAACTGGAAAGAATTCAAAAGATGAAAGACGATGCTTTGATTTCGGATGCAGAGGCCGAAAAGCTGAGGGCAAAGGCTTTGGGCATCAACTAACCAGCCCTGTGCCTCTGGAGCCCCCCGCCCTACAGCCCCGTGGCTCTGGGGCCTTTCCAGCCCCCCCCCTTTCTTTCCCGACCTTTCATCCTGAACCGTGTACGCTCGAACCGGGGGTTGGGTCGGCCCTAACCGCAAGGCTGGGCGCCGGGGGCGGTGCCAGTGGACGCCGTTCAGCTTGAGCACCAGGCTTGAGCACCGGTATCACAGGCCCAGCCTCCACCTATTTCATTGTCATCAGGATGCAGTAGTGTTTTGCGGCTCGATGGGGACATCGAGTAATTCACTAGCCCCGTTTTGAGCGGGTGCAACTCATGATTTCCTTGGCTTCCCCCTTAGGGATGGATTGCCGCATCTGGAACGGCGTGGAAATCCAGCGCCGGCCTACCGACGGCTTTGTGAACGCCACGGCCATGTGTCGGGCCGGTGGCCGCGAATGGTTTTCCTACTTCAGATCCGAGCGCACACAGGCTTACATCGCTGCCCTTGTAGCCGTACCGCAGATTTGCGGTACGGGAATTGGCGACATCATTCAGTCGATCCAAGGCGGCCGGCCTGAGCTTCAGGGCACCTGGATCCATCCCAGGTTGGCCGTGGATTTGGCCCGGTGGATCAGTCCCGCCTTTGCCGTCTGGATGGATGGCTGGTTTCTGGAGGTGGTGCAGGCCCAGGCCCAGGGCGCCGCGGCCCAGCATGCCGGTGCCCAGGGGGCCAGAGCCCAGGGGGCCAGAGCCGCCGCGGCCGGCACGGGAGCCACCCCCCTGGGGGGAGCCGCCACAGCTTTTGGGTTCTCGGCGGTGACAGCCCCTGCGGACTGGAACGAGATCGTTGCGGCCTATGCCAAGGAGGTGGAAGCTGCCTTTGAGGGCCGAGCGGCGCATGAGGTGCCGCGCTCCCTGCGCTATGCCCGGCCCCTGGCCACACATTTTATGGGCTGGTTGGTGCAGCGCTATGCCCAGCTGGTGCTCCCTGCAACCTGTAAGCCCGCCTTACCAGTTGCCGGGGATTTTTCGGCGACTGGTTCGGTGGCGGCCCTGCCGGCCACCCCGGCCACCCCAACCCCAGCGGATTTGCCGGTCCGGCGCCGTCGCCGTTCATCGGCGCCGTTGCCGGGGCCCGATCCCTGGCAGGCCGCCCAGCCACCCGAAACGATGATCTGCCGGCATCTGCGGCCGATCGAGCCTGATCAGTTTCGGCGGTTCCGGCGAGGTGAGCAGATTGCGGGCCCGGAGCTGGCCCGGATCCTGGGCATCACCACCCACCGCATCAACGATTGGTCGCGCCACCACGGCATCGGCGCCAGCCGCGATGGCTGGCAGCTGATTGGCCAGGGCAAAATCGGCTGCGGTGATCTCGGC